AAAGAAGAGAAGTGGAGCTTGAGATACGCTACGCATCGGTCGATGACTTAGTCTTCATCGACTACCTGCAAAAGAAAAACGCTGAGGAGCTGGCGTTCTATCCAACACAAGTTTTCGAGAGAGAGATAGACAAAGAGAGAATCCTGCTGGCGCTCGTCAACAACCAACACGCCGGTTACCTGTACCATGGCAGCATGTCTGTCGATCGGCCATTGAAGATCCATCAAGCTTGTATTGAGTATGACCTGCGCGGTAACTGGTACGGTGCTGGCTTAGTGAATATGTTAGAGGGACTGGGGCAAATGAGTTACATCAGCGGCATATCTTTGCGGTGCGGATCTGACATCGCTGCAAACCGATTCTGGGATCTCATGGGGTTTAAGTGTGTAGATATCCAGGCCGGAGGCGTGCGCCGTATGAGAGATATAAATGTATGGTTCAAGCAAACCAAAGCAGATCTATTCGGAGACCAACCGAGCATCGTGTTGGAACCTAGCACCAAAAAGAAAGACGCAAGCTTCTGGGCTAAGCGTAACAAAGATAAGAGTCAGAATAGTATGTTGCGGGGTAAGGCGCTGCTTCAGTATCGCAAGCAGATTTTAGAGGAGGCAGAAGAAGGGGGAGCCGAAGCTCCCCCCACCGGAGATTAGGTTTCTTCGATCTTACGTTTTAGTCGGCTAACGAAATCATGGGCCTCATTCAAAACCCTAATAGCTGTTTCTGAAATTTGCCTTTCTCCGTCTAGATCATCCAACAAATTGTTTGCTTCCTCTTTTAGCAATCTACAAAGGAAGTCTTTCTCTGAGACTGTTAAATGTATTTCCATTTTTTTCTCCGGTTAGTTTTCCAAGACGCCTTGAGGCGTTTCGGCTGGGAACTACCCAGCCTCGTCAGTTGGATTAGTCAGTTAGTATTCCTTGTTGAATCTGTCTGAGTTCACTGATCTTTTCTCTTAATCCCTGAACTTGCTTGTCAGACTCCCAATCATAATCGTCACCAAAAAACTGGACTCCCATAATCGATCTGCAATCGTTGATGTAACCTTCGATCGTATACTCTAAAACTTCAATCTCGTGTGCTATTCGATCCATTTTTTTTCTCCGCTAATGAAGGACGGCTTACGCCGCCTCCAAGTCAAAAGCTTTCATGTTGCTAGACTTCGGCAACACGTTGGTTTGAACCCATTGACCAGTCTTTATAAACACCTTGTCTTCAGGGTGAAATCCAGCGGGAGAAATCAGTTCATCTTGATCTGTAAGCAAGTAGCGAGTCTCAACTTTCTGAATGTTCAAAGTTGCTGTTTCCTTCAAGTTGTCTAGAAGGTCGTAGTCGTTAGAAGCCGTGATTGCATTCATATCAATCGTGTTTTTAATAGAAGATACCCAATCAGCCCTCGATACCTTCTCTTCCGCCTCAAGAGCGTGGTTCATGATCTCTCGAAGCTTTGCGCTTTCTTTGTCAGCAACTTCCCTTGAAACATTGAGGGCATCAAGCTTTGCAGTAAGCGCCTCAATTTTCTCTTGAACAATTTGTTGTAAATCCATCTTTTTCTCCGGTTAGTGGGGAGGACCATCCTCCCGACAAAAGAAGTATCTCAAATTACCGTGTCGATGTCTACACTTTTATACAAATAAATATTACTACTGGAACACAAAACGCAGCGATGGGTTAGAGAGCTGGTGCTTATTACCACTGGATCATGTAATGCAGCTATTGGTCCCTATGCTGGTGTTTCTTACAACAAGAACACAAAATGCAGCGATAGGTTAGAAAGCTGGCGCTTATTACTACTGGAACACAAAACACATCTATTGGTCCCTATGCTGGTATTTCTTACAACAAGAACACAAAACACATCTATTGGTAATTATTTTTTTAAGACAAAAAAAAGGAGGCCGAAGCCTCCTTTCCACAGGTAAGGTTATTAACTTGTTCGTTGAATCTGAATACCCCATCCGTTTTCAGGGTGCTCATAACGGAAAGCCTCCCAAGTCCAACCCAAACCTTTTCTTTTCGCCCATTGAGTAGCGGAGGTCTTCAAGTTGTTAGGCTTGCGCTTAACAGGCTGACCATTCTCGTCAATTGGGTCGGGAACATGAAATCCTTCTCCAACACCCACGTCAGCCCATGGGTAAATAGATATGCCGGGGTGTGAGGTCTGAGGCTTGGCAACAGCTGCTTCTATTTTAAAATTCATCTTTTTCTCCGGTTAGTTACAAAAGAGAAATGAATATTGCCATGTCGCCGTGTCTATGTCTACATTTTTATACAAATATATTTAAGAAGAATTTTGCAGGATGTTTATCATTCTCGATTTATTGCAGAGCCAAAAGACAAGCAGGTATCGGTCGCCCTCGCCTACTGGCAAGCCTCGATGGGAGTGAGTGAAGGATGGGAAGATTAAACCATGGCCGTTGGGCAGTGGCTTCAGTTTGCCGTGGTTATGGAACTCGGTCCCACCACCAGTATAAGAACCAGTGTTGAGCGGAACCACGATCGATATGTCAGCGCTTTCATCATGATGCCAATGACCCTTGTCCGTTTCTTTAACATTGTAGTTAGCAATCTGAATGCTGGCTGGGTCAGGACAACTACGCTGCCATATCGCCATGATAATCGGATTAAGGACAGTGCGAACAACAAACCACATGTTCTGGTAAAGCTCGGGACACTTCTCTCGTAACACGATCTCCGGTATCCGGCGCAAGGCATCCTCATCCTCGTTTGCCTCGAAACCAATCTCCTTCTGCATGTAGTCAATCTCTTTGACCATCATCTTGCACCAAGAGCGGCGGAAGATCGGAACCGTGTACACCTCGGGAAACGGGTTCTTCAGCATCTTATGAATCGGCGTCTTTTTCATCTTGCCTACGCCCTGTTGCGAGGCATACTTAGTAATGATCGGCAGGGAATCCTGCACCGCCTGATACGTGTTCTGGTTGATCCCCCAATGGCTTTGCATCGAGAGCATGTAGTTTTTGGGTTGGTACATATAGTTGCAAATTATCACAAATTTTTATAATATGATCCACTAATTGTAAGTGCGAGAAGCTCCACCATGGACACAGAAGTTGAAGAAGTAAATCCGAAGACTAGGAAGTCTTTGGCTCTCGACGTTCAAACTTACAACATGTTACAGGAGATCTGTAATTCTGAGCGTCGGACCAAGATTGACCAGTTGAAGGTTTTGATAGAAAGAGAACACAAAATCATTTTTCCAGAACAGGCAGTCAGTTGAATTTGTTTAGCAAAAAAACAAAAGCGATTCCACAGTCGTATCAACCTGTGCTCGAATCAAAAGAAGTCATCGATTTATTTTCGAGAACCACTATGCATCAGCAGGCAGCTTTGATGCGGTTAATCTCTCGCAACATTGCCATCGAAATCGCAGGCGAAACTCACATGGGTTTTGAGTTTGATTACGGTGTCGAGGGGGCAGTGATAGTTATGAGAGAGACAGAGCCGCAAGGCGAGTTACAACTAGAAGCTTAGGAAAGACTCCCGATACCGCCTTGTCTTTGGCGCAATCTCATCGCCAGTTCTCTATCCTCGTCTCTCGGTAAAACAGTAGGCGATAATGCAGGATCAAAATTTAGTGGCACGCCTGTTTGTAAATCTGGTTGTGCCTCATCAAAAGCATCAACATCTATAAAACTCTGCGGTTGATTAATACGCTCTCTTTCCCGATCTATTAGCTGTTCAGTCATTCTATCTAGTTGTTCACCAGTGGGTTCATAAGGCTCGTCCTCACCAGTTAACGCTTCGACACCCTCAGTAGTTCCTCTAGTAACTGCTTGCTTAAAACCAAAATCAAATTTATCTAAATAGTTATAAGCTCTTTCAATGTCTCCAATGGAATCTGGTTCAAACAAAACGTCAGCCAAAGTCTGATAATAAGCGTCCGCTTGCTTCATGTTGATACTGCGGAGAAAGTCCTCGCCGACATTTCCGTTAAAAATTCTTCCTGGTAAACGAATAAGAGATAATACAGACTTAGCGGTTCTCATTCCTAAACCAGCAGTGTCGTCCATAAGTTGCTTTTCGATAAGCTGCAACGGCTGCGTGTCAGAACCGCCTTTTGAAACTCTCATGGCTTTGCCGATCATTTCGATCATTCTGTTAAATTTGGCGTACTCGTCGGGTTCCAGCATCTCTTGCATCAATCTATTCGTTTTGCTTTTTGCAAAAAATTGCTGAAATTGTGGTATGCCTTGATCGACTGCTTGCTTTATGCTGTCGTCTAACTTGTCGATGATAAAAAACTTTTTCGCATCCTTGAACGCATCCGCGTCAACCGCTTGCAAAATCCTCCTCGCATTTCTCGCTGAAGCAATCGACACGTTTGGATCAAACAAATCTTTTACAGCTTTAGCGCTCTGTTTGTCTGTCATGATCTTTGACAGTTTTCCAATCGCGGATCTCTCTGCAAGTTGTAAAGGAGTTTTTGTAGGATCATAGACACGCCTTGCTAAACGATATGTGTCATCTGCTTCGTCAAACAAAGCAGTTAAATCCTCTCGCAATTGAATTAATTTAGATCCTTGATCTGTTCCTATATTTGCTTTAATTAGGTTTTCAATCGATCCAGTTCTTCGATCGTGCAAAGACATCATGTTTTGAATTTGCTTTTTATCTTTGTCAAACAACAAGGCTTTAAAAGAGGTTAAGGCTTCAACCATGTCTGGGTCTAATTCTGGGTTGGTTAGCTTTTCGTCGATTTTGCGAATGATAGGAGTTGTATCAACAACCACAGGATCTGGTGCGTTTCTTATCGAGTCATAAAGTATTTTTGATCTTGCTTTTCTTTTGTCTGCAAGCAACTTGATCGCCGCATTTCCTGCACTTGCAACCCTATCCCTAACATCACCATACTGCTGCCTCAAGCTACCAAACGAGTCCGCCAAAGCTTCAATCGCTTCTCTAGTTTGTAAGGCTCTGCTGTCGTAAAATCTTCTTATCGATTCTATTTGTGGCTGTCTCCCCAAATAATACTGTATCCCTATAGCACGAGTTCCAATATCAGATGCCTCAGCAGGAGTAAGCCGTATTCCAAGCTGAGCGGCCTCATCTATAATGCCCTGCGTGCTTTTCCTCAAATTCATCAAATATCTAAGCGTGTCTTCTTTGCCGACAAATTTGTTTACCACATTTCTAGTTGGCCCCGCCCCAAAAGGTATGGCGGAAAAACCAGAGGAGACTAGTAAATCTTCGACAGCCGCATTGATTTCTTCTGGCGGCAAGTTGTAAAACATATCGATCAACAATTCTCTGCCAGTTCTTGCAGTGCCGCCAACTACCAAATTGCCAGTGAATCCACCTATGCCGGTCATCGTGAGAATAGTGGCCAGTTTAGCAAGAGGATTTTTTATGTTTTCACTTACCTTCAATCCTTTTTTAAATCCAGCGGTAGCGCCTGTGACTCCACCCACGACGTCCGCGGTGAAAGTCCCAGTCGGTACAATGTTCGGAAACACGTAGTTTTCAAACCACCCAACATCTTCACCCGGTTCAAAAACCTTTTTTTCTTTGCCAGCGCGATCGGTGTAAATAAGCTCACCGTCTTTGAATCTAAAACGCATAGCAGCGGACGGATCATCTGGAAATTTTTCAGAAGCGAGATACTCGATCATAGCGTCGTCGCTAAAGAATAAATTGGTTCTCGCTTTCATCATGCCGTAATTCATGAAGTCTCTATCACGGTCCATCTGGTCAGCAAGTGTTCTATCTAGAAGCTCTCGTATCTGTGCGTCGTAATCTGTTTCTTCAGCCATGCTATTCAGTGGTTTGATCTAATTGTAAATTTTGGATTATATCCGGCGGTATTTTTAACCCGCCAGCCATCATACTTCTTAGTTTTTCTACTTTCTCCTCACGAGGCATATCGCTTTGAGCTATCCTGCGAGCCAAATCTACTGCGTCTTCGTCCAGCGATGTCGGTTTTGCGGTAGCTACAGGAGCAACACCACCTTCCAAACTTTTAGCGCCTTGGATAGCGCCGTATTGTTGAATACTATCTTGCACTCGAAAGTTTTCATCGACTTCGTAACCGCCAGCTTCCAACGCTTCTTTATCGCCTCTTGATAACGCGGCTAACTCGTTGAATTCATCCTCTTGGAATAACGGGTTTTTCCCGCGCCACTCCGCCTCGAACAAGTCTAATTTTCTTTTTATTTTCCTCTCTGAAATCCCTGAGTCTTCTAATTCAGCAGCCTTGTTAGCATAATCGATTGCAAATTTTTCTGATCGCTCTGCTATCCTATCTAAGTATTCTAGCTGTTTCATAAAACCATCGTAGCTACTGGTAAGAACCGGTGACGCAGCCAAAAACATTTCCATCTCTCTGTTAGAAATCGCCCCTTTGGTTTGCCCAACAATTGCCATGGCAAAACCAATTCCGAGTTGGTTCATTAAGATTTGGTCGCCGACCTTTTGGTCGTCCACCATCCCACCAAGACCTACGCCAACCAAAATTTTTCTAATAGGCAACGTGAAAGCTTCTTGAGGGCCGTAGCCTTCTGGACCCAGTCGTCTCGCTATGCTCCTAGCGTATGAGACTTGGTCTCGAACACCAGCTGCCCCCCTTGCCTCCTCCATAATTATTTTTTCTCTGGCAATGTTCGCTTTGACGTACTCTTTCGCCCCGACATCTTCGCCGCCGACGTTGACTAAGGCGCTCTCAACCTCGACTCCGTTTCGGTTATCTAACAAATCGTCAATAACTGCTCTGTTTGCAGCGTTGTTACGAAAAGACCCTATCTTCCTGTTGCCGGACGGCACTAGAATGACCTCGCCTTTTTCATCAAGCATGGGGTTTCCGCTTGCGTCTACTTGTGGAATGAATTCGTCGAACTCAATCTTGATCAAGTCACCCGGATCGTTCATTTGTTTAAGCAACTCAAGAGAATATTTTTGCAGATAATCTTGAGCTTTTTGTTCGCTTTGCATCGCCAAATTGGCTGCTGTCATTGCGACTTGTTGTCTTGCTTTATCATTCTCCGCTTGGTTAGCACGTATTCTTTTAGAAATATTTGCAAAACCAGTTCCGATCCCCTCGAACACATTTCCCGTTTTAGGTGTCGCAAGTATCGCTGCGCCCAACTCAGTTGCCACATCAAAAATACTCAACGGTTTTTGTTGAAACGTGTACGGTTCTAATCGGCTTTGATATTTTTCAAAATCAGTTTCGTAAAGACTGGTCAAATCTTTATTTATGCCGCCAAAATCAATACCACCGCCAAAAGGATCGGTATCTCCAGCACCGCCACCGTTTTCAAAGCCTTCTATCTGCTCTTCCATTTGAGGTCTTCCGATCGCCATCAAACCGCTCTTTGTTGTCCTTGGTTAAGGTAGCTACCAATACCGCCGAGCGTAGATAAACCGACGCCCAGACCTGCCATCAACGGACTAGGAGCTGGCGTAAAGTTTTGTTGTGCTGTCTGCTGACCAGCTGTTTGCGCCGCTGTTCCTACGAATGGCAACAGAGCTTGGAACTGCTGTAGCGGAGCTTGTTGCGCTTGTAGTGCATTGGCTCTCTGTGCATCTAATATCTGCTGCTGTAGTTGCTGCTGCTGACCGCCTATTCCTGACAACAGGTTCACGCCAAACTGTCCTGCTTGCTGGGCTTGTCCTCCGAGACCTTGGAGAAATCCGCCTAGACCTTGTTGTGCTTGGAATCTCTGTTGTCCGATTTGGCTTTCTAATCCTCCTAGTTGGCCAAATGCTCCTGAGAGAGCCTGCCCTGCGCCCAATGCGGATTGACCTGCACGAGCTTGAGCCTGCTGACCAGTCTGACCTAAACCTACCAATGTTTGACCTAAGCCGGTTCCTGCACTAAATCGCTGTCCCGCTGTCTGTCCTAAACCAGAAGCCAGTTGCTGTTGTGCGCCAAGACCTTGAGCCGCCAAAGAGCCTAATCCAGATGCTAAGCCTCTTTCAGCTGATAAGACATCGCCCGAAAGCCCTCGTAAAGTTCCGCCCAGCGCCTGCTCAGCTCCCAGCCTCTGACCGGCTAATCCGGCTAAACCTGAAGCCGCGGTGCGCTCTGCTTGTCTTTGTCGAGCAAACTCACCCAAACCGGCTCTCTGAGCTTCTGTAAAGCCCCTAGAGCGTATTCCGGCGATCTCTTTAGCCAAACCACGTCCTAATGCCTCGGTCCTCTCATCGGCTGACAGCCGCGCTCTCGAACCAAAAGCAGATTCGCCACCGGTTCTAATATCTCTAGCGGTTTGAGCAATATCAGCAATATTGGCCTGCTTGACCGCGTCCTCTACGGTTTGTCTTACAACCTGATCCTCAAAGGGATCAAAGAACTGTCTGGTAAGATCTTGATCGTAAGCGCCGGTTGTACCTCGCAACAAATCTTCAGATTCGCCCAGAGCGCCACTCAGTCCTCTTGTGGCGGCTAATTGACCGGCAGCGATATCACCCGCTGTCGTACCAAAACGTGAGGTAGCGCCCCGCTGAATGCCTTCTACTTCACCTAATTGCTCACCAAAACGACCAGTCGCTCCACGCCTGATTACATCTGTCTCACCCAAATCAGTGACCAAATCTCCAGTCGCGCCTCGCGCCAGTCTCCGTCCTTCCCCAATTGAGCCGAGCAACCCTTCCAAGCCCGACCGTCGTAATCTTTCTTCTTCTGTGGCTCCCGTCTGTACCGCCTCCAAACCGCGTGTACCGAGCGCTCGCGCCGCATCTTGACCAGTCTGTAGTTGCCCTATACCTGACCTGTAAGCGGCCTCTGCGTCCGTCAGAAACCGATCTTGGACTCCTACTAAATCTCTAGCTTGTTGTTGAGCTGCAAGTTGATCAGCAGTCAGTCCTGCCACCTCTTGCGGTACTACGACCGGCCTACCTTCTTCATCAAAAAATACGGACTCGGCTGCTCGCATTGCACCGGGTATAAAGCCACCCTCGCCATCAAGACCGAACAAGAGCTGTTGTAAGGCAGGATCTCTCGTGGTGGTGCTAGTCTGAGCTGACGCGACGTAAGGAGCGTCACCGGCTGTTTGTTGCGCCTCTGGAAGCGCTCCTATGCCAGCCTGTTGCTGACGAAATTGTCGAAGCTCATCAACCGATATGCCATAGTAATCGGCTTCTTGTTGATCGTATTCTTCTTGTGAAAGTGGCTCAAACTCTTCAGGATCGAATCCATAAAAACCCGCGTCCAACAACCCGCCGGTTTGATATCCTCTAACTGGTTGCATCGGCATATCTCCCGAACACGTCCATCATGTTATACATGAGCCTCGTGCCTCGGTCTCGATCTTCTGATGCAGTTGGAACCAAACGAAGAATACCGTTAGGCTCTTCGTTCATCTCAAAAGATCCTGCACCTCGCACGGCTCTGCCGGTCATAACAAATTCACCGTCAGACAACATGGCTGGTATGTCGTCGCTCGTTTCTGTGCCTGGCCCTTCTATGTAACCGTTTTTGCGCTCAAAGTCTTCCATGGTGACATCACCGCCCTCCGCGTAAGTCATTGGAGTCATAGCACCGCCCATGGCGGCTTGCTGCACATATTGGGAAGTTACTGCCGGTCTTCTAGCTCCGCCGCGTCCGCCACTCAAAGCAGGCATTCTAGGCTGCAAGCCAAACTCAACAGGATTTGGTGCTGCTCTACCCATTCTCCTCGCAAGCTCCGCTTCAATATTGTACCGCCCTCCGGCGTCCATGGTTGTAAGTGGAGTAAGAGGCACACCTTTATCTTGTTCAGCTTCTCTCATTGCGAGTCGCCCAAGACCGTATGCCGCGCCTGCACCCAATCCCAGTTTAGCTAATGTGCCTAAGCCGCCGCCACCGCCGCCACCACCTCCCCCACCACTGGGGTTTAATATGGGAGCCAATCCGCCGCGAGTGTTTCCGCCTGCAAAATCTGTAACGCCTAAGAAATCTCCAACGCCACCTAAGACGTCTCCGACTCTTCCGAAATAACCTTGGTCGTCTTTCCCGCCTCCAAAAAATAATCCACCTACGCCACGCAGGAGTCCACCAATACCTCTACCACCTTGAGCTTGCTGATTTTTTGCATCTTGTTGTTGAAAAAATTGTGCCGTGTAAGGATCGCTGTAGGTCGGTTGTTGCGGAGATGTCGTTTGAACAAAATTAGCATATTGCATCATGGGGTCTTGGAATCCACCGGAAGCTACTTGCGGAGCAAACCCGCCACCACTTGGCATCTCTGGCGCTTGTCCTCCGCCCAGACCTAACATACCTCCTAAGCTACCTAATCCTGATTTAGCGCCGTAACCTAAGCTTCTTAGTTTATCGAGCGGCCCCAGTTGTTTGAAAACTTCCGCGGTCGTTCCGCCAAGACTGCTGATACCGCCTAAGAGCTTGCCGGTTCCAAAACCAGCTAGGCCACCAGTGATAGCACCTTTGAGACCCTTGCCTGCGGCCACATTAGTAGCAGCGCCGATTGCACCAGCCACAAGTGGTCCCACGCCGGGTATTAGGTTAGCCAGCGGACCAGCTATCGGGGCAATTTTCTTCGCGACTTTTTTAAGGGACTTCCCTAGCTTTTTGAAGAAACCGAACTCTTCTAGTCCGGTCATTTCGTTTAAGCTGGCAATTCCCACTCCAGCGACCGCTTGTGCTGGATCTATTCCTGACTCTTCAAACTTCTTCTGGATCATGGACTCAAGCGCTGAGTCCTCCATAAACTCGGCAGGCAAAACGACCTCGCCGGGTGTCAGGTGTGCAAGTACGGTATCTTCGCCAGTGCCAGCTTGTTGTACCATTAGAGCCGCTTCGCCCAAAGGTGCTTGAGCACCGAGCTGTAAACGCTCTATCGTTTTGCCAATTTGTTTTACTTCATCGGGATCGTCGGTTTGATCCACGTTCATCATCAAAGACTGTATTGATTGTTCTAATGATTGAGGAGCCGGAGACGGGAAACCGCCAGCTGACTCGCGCATGTAGTCCATTTCTGCATCTGTGAGATCTGGAACACTCATTCTATCGCTTGGACTGGCAACGCCCTGCATGGGCATTGCAAAACGGTCCAGCCGGTCTTGTAAATCTAATGAAATATTGCTTGCTGGCATCTTATCAACCTATCGTTACTGTTACGCTCCCTAGACTGAATGTTGCTCCCAAACCTGTAACATAAGTCTGATGCTCGTACAAATTGCGAAAGGTTGTGCCATCAAACGCCTGATGCACTTGCACCGTCGAATTAAATATTATAGCACCGGTTGCAAATTGTAACTGGTTAATTTCATCCGCGTTGAAGACCGGCGTCTGGTCGATATCCTTAGAACCGAGGTTAATTTCGAGAATACGAACCAGTCGGTTGAAGGTGTCGGCAGTGACTTCTTCGCCTGTGGCTAATGGTAGACGGGTTTCTAAAAGCTTCGTCACGCATTATCCTCTTCTGCCGGACGGCTGCACATCTAGTCGAGTGTTACCGATACGCCACTTGTAATCTTTACGATTTGCTTCGTCGTTATCGTCATCCGACTCGAATCTCAACACAACTTGTCGCGTTCTGGTTCTTAAATTGTGGAAGCTTGTGGACTCTGTAACTTGGTTAGTAGAATCAGTTGATAAAGATTCCGCGTTGTAGTTTCTTCTCTTCACCACGATGTTCATAGCCGGTGTGTTAGATATTCCGCTTGTCTTCGAGAACTTAATGTCCGGTATCATCTTTTTGACAAACATGAAGTTTTCGCCGTCGCCCAAATCAATATCAGCTGACTCGATGAAGACGTTTGACATGGCGCTATCGTCGTCGTTAAAACCTTGCTCGTGTATGTAAATCACCCCAGCGTCAGAAACTTTGGCTCCCGCTACAGGCTTGTCGTTGATGCCAGCGTCCAACCAACTATAGCGGACCAATGATCCTATACTCCAGCTCTGCTCTTCGTAATTATAAATGACATATCGACTAATCTCGTCGGTATCGTCCTCTATCGATACATACCAAAACCAAATCTCAGAGTGCTCTGCACTCAACGAGGCAAAACACTTGAACGCTTGTGTAAGATTGAGATCGCTAAACACGTAATCTTGCACGCTACACGGCATTTTTTTGACCGATCCGTTATAAAAGTAAAAACCGTTCTTAGCCATAAAAAACACGCCGACCGGACTGTTTACTGCGCCTTTTGGTGAAACCAAACCAGCGCCTTCGTTCAACAAGTTGAGAGCGAAGGTTAGCGGTGGTCCTATAAAAGTCATGGAGTAAAGACTTGTATCCGTCCAAATCAAAACTTCTTGTCGCGCTTTGATGCCTCCAACAATCAAGCTGCCAGCGGATAATCGAACAGATCCAGCGGTGTTCGTCGCTGTCGGATTGAAGTCGAGTTCGTTTTCGGTGTCGGAGAAAGCGACCAACATAGGATCTATTACTCCGGTTCTGTTCCCTGAAGAGCTGTCGATCGGGTCTGCTCCTAACACAATCAGGTGGCGGTCCACTTCACTTGTAATGACTTGCAAACCCACGGTTGGCACTTTGCTCGCCCCGCTCAGCCCTTGTAATTCTAACGCTCGCGTTGTTAATCCGTTGTTTTCAACCCAGCGAAATATGCCCCCGCCTCGCGGATTGATAATTAAGTTTTCTCCAAAATTATCGTGAGTCCAAATCCTCAATTGACCAGCAGCCGTTATCGCAGATGAGCTGCCCCACGTGCCAGCCCCCCAAGTTCCTGCTCCCCATCCTGTGCTCGGTACATAAATATCCAACCCGACATTTATTTGGTATGCACCAACGACACTGCTGCCCCCGTTGCCGCTATCTGAGCTGTTCGCAGTTACAGTAGTGCCACTGGTATCTTTTGCAGTAATCGTGTACGTGTTTGTGCCAGTGACTGACAGTATTTGGTACTCTTGGTTTAAGACAGCGGCGGTGACGTTGCCGCCCAAACTCGACGCTCCAGAAAAAGTTACAAAGTCGTTCGTTTCTGCTCCATGGGCGGTATCGGTCACAGTAATTGTAGATGAACCGTCAGACGCACTAAACGTAACATCACCCGCACTGGTCGTTGACCTTATCGGGGTAATGTCATTGTAAGCCTCACCGGACTCTATGTAGTATTTAAAAGTTGTGCCTATCCCTAAATATTTCGCGGCTCCGAGAGACACCCAACTATGTAACGCTCGGCCAGTGCCAAGGTAAGTGTTATCTTCCGATTGTTTTTCCCAGCCGCCTATCTTCTCTGGCCTGCCTTTTCGGAAACGAATGAGATTACCGTCTACCCAACCATTTTCGTTTGCGTAGTCGGTTTCTTCTTTGTTAATCCCCGGACGAAAATTAAACGTGGTAAGTGGCATTGCAAAAGTCTACCACAAAAATTTTAGGCTCAAGCCAATCGGATTATTGCAGCTGTTGCGTTGGCCGCTGGAAAAACGATCGTAAAGTTTCCAGCCGTGCTTGTTTTGTCACCCCCGAAGTCTATGACCGCAACCGCTTTATCCGATTGTGTGTCGTTATAGATCATTGCCCCACGTGCCGTAATGGTAGCAGTGCCGAAAACCAGGTCTGCAAAGTCGCATAGGGCCGTGGTCCCAGACGTTGTTGGAGTTACTGAAGTCAGCGTTGCTCCGCCTGACGTGTAGTTGGTTCCAGACGCTTGTCCAGTAGTAGTGAAGGCGGTGGTGGTTGCACCCAAAGTAGCGGAGCTTGTGTAAAGAGCGAGCTTAAAAGAGTTACCGGACGTCGCGGTAAAATTATGGGTTCCTACCAACAGCTCTTGCTTGAAACTGGTCGGGATAGCGCTCGATATTGCCATGACTTACAACTCCTTGATTATTTTGGCCATCTCTTGATGGCCCTGTTGATTCAACAAATTGACCATCGTGGTACGGTCACTAATAATAGCGTTTTTCACTCCTTGTAACACTACTGCATATATATAATTTTGGAAAGCCTCCGCCTGCTGCCTGATATGCGGTGCAGAGTCCGCGGAAACCGAACAAATTTTATTGGTTATGCGTTTAGCCCAAAACTCTGGATCATGGCCCTTGTTCTCGGTCGTCTCTACCGAGATACTGCCAAGCTTCAACAGACCGTCGTTGCCTAACTCAGCCACGATACGGCTCCGGTGCAGATGGCGGTTGTGTCGGTTGTATTCCTGCTTTTTTCATAGCTTTTTCCACTTGTGAATTTTTACAAACTATCCAGTCATCTTCATGCTTGACTGCCACCACCGGATCTTGCAATCGGTGAAATCCATAGATGCGTTCATGAAGCGGCACGTTCTGATCGAGTAACCCAGAGCGATGAGAAACGCCGATATCTATTTTTGCTTCCATACATTTTGCTAACCAAAACTCCACGCAAGCTCTCCCAGCTTCCGCAAAGTGGATGTTGTTTTGATAACTAAAATCGATGCCAAATAGATCTATGCGACTCACTCTATTCCAGTAAGCGAAGGCAATCGTCATTGGTATTGTGTTATTGAGGTAAGCACATTTAGTGTCTTGTATCACCTCTTCGATCGGATACAGAACGGCTGTAGGGACACGCTCATCTAGCTCACTGGTGTAACAAGGCACGTCACATTGCGGCAGAAACTTACGCATGACTTCTGTTTGACCACCAGCATCTTCTGTGTCAAGAAACCGACTGGCGGGGTCAAGCATAAACATGCGGTCAGATTTGTAAACAGCTGCTGCTGAGTTGACGGTCCAAACCTCATCCCATTCAACGCTGTTTTCTTTGCCTATAGCGTAATCGACTTGTGAGTTGCCTAGCGCAACTATCGCAACATGAGCGCCCTCAAGCGACTCTATCCGAGACATTACCTCATTCCTATTCTCAGCATGTCGTAGCGATACTCGTCACGAGTCTCTCTACCCTCTGCAATGGTTTTGATTCTAGCGATAGCTTCTTTGAAT